GTGAAGCAGAGTTTTTCTTTTTCTGATTCTTTGAGCTTTTGAATCACGCCGTCTAGCATCGAGGGCTTTGAAGCACAGGCGCTAAGAAGCATGAGTAGGGGCATACTTGTTTTTAGATTCATGTTTGTAATCTCCTTCTTGCAAACTTGTTTATGCAGTGTGTTGATCTTGTAGCCAGTCAGCTAGTGACATGGCTTCGGGTCTCACGATTGCGTAATGCTTCCACGCTAGATATTCGGCGTCTCTGTCTTCTAGATCCTGAAGATCATCATGCTCTCGCAGCATGTAGCCGTGCATTTTAGCCTTGTTTAATGCGTCTAGAATATTGCCTTCTGTGCCGCCGTAATAGCTAAACGTCTTGCGGAAAAGACGCCAAGGAAACGTGCGTGCAAACATCAGCATAGGCCAGCCGCCTGGCCATATGAGCTTTGCGCACTTGACGCCTGCAACGTCTAGGTGCTCTGTTTGCTGACAGAGTGCGTTGTCTGTCCTGCTGCAATTGATTGTGACAAATCCGCATTTTGAGTCGTGAGCCATGACGTCAAGAGCGTCACTCAGCCATGTGCTTCTATCTGGCTTTGTATCTGCGTCATAGCAGACGATAGCATCATAGCTTTTAGATGCCAGCATCTTGTGCGCCTGAATCAGATTGCCGTCTTGGCCCTGGTTGGGCATGACGCATAGATTAATTGAGCGCTTTGATGCAATCATCTGAAGCTCGATGAAGTTAGTCTCTGGCGTTGGGATCGGATAGCCCAGAGCGAATAGATAGAAGTCAACATCGATATCTTTTAGATTTGTCTCTGAATAAAAGCGCTCTATGGCTCTTTCGATTCTGACGCCGTTGTCAAATCCCAGCATCACAATGCCTATTTTGTAGGTTTTGTTACCTAGATTAGAGGTCATATGGAAGCCTTGCTAAAGCCATCAGTCCAGGCTGTCCTACTGTGTCTTTGACTCGTGTCATATCGAATACTGTGAAGCCTGAAAGCAAGACTTCTTTAAACGAGTCTTGCGAGAATCTGTAGTAGTCTTTGGGATATCCGTGATAGCCAAATCCATATGTCGGCACTGACAAGAAGAAGTATGCGCCTGGCTTCATGAGTTTTTTGATTGCTGTCATCGTTTCCCAGAATCTAGGATCATGCTCTAAGACTTCAAGACACACGACTGCATCAAAGCTTCTGGCCCAGTCTTCAGAGAGTTCTAGAAGCTGAGTAGGCGTTGCAACTATGTCCACGCCTTTAGCTTCCTGCATGTCGATGCCTATGTATTCAGTTGTCTTAGCTAGATTTGTAAACAGGCCACGCACTGATCCGTTAACGTCTTGACTGCCTACTTCTAGAACTCTTGGAAGTCTGAGGCCATAGCTTTCGATGTACTGCTTTACGTTGTCAAAGATTGCAGGAGTCATAGAAGCTGGATTATTAGGCACACAATGCAAATCAGCAAGCAGAAAATCAGCAGAATCATGTGTGCTCTGGCGTCGTAATCCATGGCGTCTAGTCTACTAGGCTTTTAATCTTTTGGCGTAATGCTGTCATACTCATGGATAAAGAGCCGCCTGGATCGTTCTTGCGTCCGTATGGTACTGCCACTTCGTGATGCCCGACTACGTTTTCAATCTTAAACACGTCTGGATTGTTTTTATGTAGCCAGACAAGTAGAGAGATGAGTGATGTCTCTTGAGCTGTGGTGTACTTGTGGAAGTAGCCAGTAGGGTCAAGCGCATCTCGTTTTTCTTTGATATGTCTGACTTGCTCTGGTTCATAAATCTCACCGAACCATGAAACGTATTTATCTTTGAGCGGCTTCACAGATCCAGCGTTGCAGATCTCAATTCCAACAAGCTTGCTTGATACAGAGCTGCCTAGGTCTTTCCAATTAGAAGTACCTGCATGATAACCCCAATCAGAGAGTGGAAAATTCTGATACACAAGTCCATCTTTATCGATAACAAAGAACATGTATCCGTTTTTGATACCGCCTTCGACTGTGTTCTTTGCGTTCTTAGCTCCAAGTAGTGAACGGCCAGCAGTGAAATGAACTACTGCTCCCTCTGGATAGCCTTTTGCGTACTTGCCACGAGACTTCATTGGAGCGATTTTAGCTTCCATAGCCGGATACCAGAGCAGCTTTTTAGGCTCGTCTACATTGGGACGTTCACCGTCTTGTTTGCTGAATAAACTTTTTAACCAATTCATAAATTTCATTATCCCTGCTTTTCGACAAGAATGTAGCAGAATGTTTTTTGGCCTGCATCTTTTAGCAGCTTGTAACCTGTTTTTTTGAAATCATCCCACTGGTCAACTGGGACGGTCTGGCAGCCGAGGGAGCTTGTGCCATTGGTAGAACCAGAATGTATATTTATGCCAAAATCTCCAGTGTCTTCGTAATTGCCAGCAGTGCCGTCGCGTACAACAGTAACAGGAGCGGCTTGTCTAAATGCCTCATAGCCGCGATGCAAACCAGTCTTGTATCTCCAAGCCCCAGCTTTCAAACTAGCCATGCCTTTTTCAGCTCCACGGCCTCGACCTTTGCGATACGAACTAGGATCACAATTGCCGTTGTAAGAAGCGAGAAAACCAGTAGTAAGATTGCACCAGAAAAAAGCATCATCGTATATACCTCTGTCGTTTTTGCCTTTAACGCCCATCGAGTCTTGGTAGTAGCCACGCACGCCGATGAGAATTACAGCGTCCTTGCCGATGGCTTTTTTATTTTCTTCGATAATTGAGTTTAGCCACAGGAATCCGTTTTCAGGCTTTTTCTTTGGTTTCATATTTCCCTCTAAGCTGTAATTAGCACAGCTTCTTAATTACAAAAAGGCTTGTTGGTGACATTGTGCCAACAACTTGGGATATCTGTTTCATAGGTAGCATATAGTAGAAATTAAAATCATTTATGTTTTAGTGAGTTTCTCCAAAGCTTCACGAATAGCAATTCCAACTTTAGAATGCATTCCTTGATGATGTGGCGCCGCTAACTCCAACGCCTCTCTAGCTATTTGCAGATCAGCTTCGAGCTTAGCGATTCGTTCCTCAGACAACACAACAACAGCTTCTCGCCTGTAGTCCAGCTCTGCAATCTTCTCCTCAGCTTTTTTTAGTTGGGATTGTAGGTTTAGAATACAGCGATTGAATTGTATGGCCATAAAAGAAACTGCGTGTGTATCAATTAGGTATGGGCCACGACTACCTCTAATCTCCTCGTTAATCGAACGAGCTTTAACATCGTGTTCCATCTCGACACGTCTAGCCTCACCAACTGAATGAACTAATACAGTGGCGTTTATTTCTTTAGCAGCTTTACAAATTGCCGTTGTCTTTCCTGACCGTACTGGCATTTGTGAAATCATTTCTATTTGTTCAAACATATTACACCCTACCCTCAGATGCTTTGTCGTCCGATAGGGCTGCATTGATATTGATGCAAAAAGGATGATGGGAAGATCCACAAAACTCATCATGGATAATTTCTTTTGCTTCCTCTAAATCTTTCCTTAGTAATTCTGTTTCTAATCGGTGAGCTTTAAATCCTGCACTGTATGCTTCTGCTAAATGAGAATAAGAAAAACACTCGCCACAAGCTGGGCACTCTTGCTTGTGATTTTTTAAGCCGTAATCTGTAGCCTCTATAGCCAACCGCTCAAGCTCTTGCTCTGATTTAGGTGGGTTCATTCTACAGCCTCATAAGTAGCTTCAAAGATGTCTGGCTTGCATGGGTAGATTTCGCCCTGTATTCCTTTGATGATATATTCATATCCATAAGACGTACTAAATTCGCCTTCTAAAGTTTTTATCAACAAGCCGTCGGGTGGATCTTTTTTAGGGTCGCTTCCTCTCCAGTGATATTTAACCACGCCCGAATCAAGCGCATCTTTAAACCACTGAGGCTCTACCTCGTAACCAAAAATAAATGCTTCAATGACTACTGGTTTCTTTCTGTATTTCATCCCCTACCCCTCTTTGCTCATGCGGGACTTGAGCCAGTTGATAGTATCGATAGCTTTACGTCTAAATTCAAATGATTCACTCTCAATAAATATTTTATCTTCATTATGTAAAGAGATAACTAGAGGCTTTGCGTAAGTTTCCAACGCTTCAATAGCTACTCGAAGTTGCTCATCTTTATTTATTATTCGTGCGCGAAGGTTATCTGCATGTTTAGCACAACATGCATGCCCATCTCTAAAGCCATCCTCATAATTACCTATCGAAGATGCTTCGCGGATGGCTCTGGCTATTGTTGCAGACAACGCAATTCCACTTGGTGATATTGGATCCATAAATTTAGCTGATATTTCGTCAGCAACATCTTCAACGCTTTTCATCTTTATTTCTCATCGACTCAATCACTTCGTGTGTATCAATAAGCCATCGGATAAATTCAGATACCTGTACTTTGTTTGCTTTTGCTAACTTTTCAAGTAAAGCCATCTTTGACGGCTCAATCCTGAGCACTATCTGAGCCGTTTTCCTTTCTACTTTTGTGGGCTTCATTACGCCACCTCTTTTAGAGCTGATACTGGGAGCGCAAATTCTCCACTAGATGTTTCACTATAGTTGTTCGGATTAACACATTTAACTTGTGCGTAAAGATTTTCGCCAATGATTCTAAATCCGAGGATAACAAAAACACCGCAAACTTGACCTTTAACGATTTGATTTATTGAAAATTTGTTTTGCATTTTGTTTTCTCCTTTGTTTGTGTTGCTCATGATTCTATTATAAATAATTGCAATGCAAAAAGCAATACAAAAAGTAGTGCATAAGTGCTTGAAATGTCGTTTTTTCTATTTAAATGTCGATTTAATCCACTTAATGGCGAAATAAAACCCAATATATCGGTCGTGTTGGCGTTCTGGTGCATGTTTTAGGCTCATTGATTCAGCGGCTTTCTCCATCTCATCCTCACTGGGCATCTCAACCTTAGCCGCTTCTTGGAGGGCTTTAGAAATTTCATCTAATAATATACTGTCGAAAGAAATTACTTTATCTGATTCATATTGTTCAACATTAGCCATACGCTCATATGCGTGATCCACTATCTGCTGAGCCTTCTGTCTTGCGTTCATTTTGGTTCCTTCCACAGCGGCAAATTTATATTAAGACTAAAGCCAGACAGCGAAACAACAATGCAAAGACAATTCCATAACTGAGGATTGTCATATGTCTTCTGAAATTTATGCTGGCTAATATGAAAGCCAGCGCCAATGCTAAAGCCAGTCCAATATAATTTTACAATTTGCAAATCCATAACTAGCCTTCCTGCTCTTCGACAAGTTTGATGACTCTGTAATTGTTTGATTTATATTCTTTAACAAACTCGTCAGCTTCTTCTTTTGTCCTGTGATTTCCAAAGACGTGATTACATGATTCATCATATATGGCCCAAGTATATAAAGGCTCTCGCTTCTCAGCTTCAGCGCAGAGGGATTGCCAATGATGTTCTGGAGATTTTAAAACATTCAAATCATACACCCAACGCTTGAACGCGGCGAATGTTAGTTCTATCTTGTCTTTCATACCTGCTCCTTCCAATAAAACTGCAAACTTGCATAATCTTCTGGGCACAAAATCACTGCAACATTCTTCGCTACATTCACGTCACAATATACTGTTAACTTGAAATCATCTTGCTGCTTGAGCCAGGCTAAGAAGTCTTGAATAGAAACAGTCGATACTAGGTTGACTTGCATGTCGTTCACAATCTCACCGCTCTTTCTAAATCAGCTTTCGACAATCCGTCAGCTGTATCCATGTTTTCATAAATGCTTGCGCTCTTGTAACTAGAATCACGAATCACATACATCCGTTTAAGTTTCTGAAATTTCCATACTGTAACGCCAAGTTTATAAGCTGCTTGAGGCACATTTTCCGTTGAATCTATAGCGGCAAGTACCTCTTCTTTTGTCGGCAAGATTTCTTGTGGGCCATCTTTCACGTAATACGGAATGCCTGCTTTACGTCGCAAATTTCTTGATTCCGTAATCGTGCGCTTTAGATTATTGTCTTTTAAAAACTTGCGTACAAGAGCCTCTTTGATCTTGAGCTTAATCGCAATAGATCCTGATCCATGTCCTAGATTCCATAGATTCATCATGTTTTCTTCATCTTGTTTAGTCACAAGTTGCCCAGCTGCTCCATACAGTCTCATATTTATCTCCTTTTTTGCTTGTGATTACTGAAATAGGATCGCCATAGCCCTCTGGATCAAATCCAAGGCGACTTTGCTCGTCGATAATTTCCTCACGAGTTGGCACTGTATCTGTGATCATGAGATATCGATTGAATCTTGCTTTTGGTGATCCATCACCACGTAACAGTATTTTTGACGTCTGCATCTTAGCCCCCAAGCTAGACAGGTTTCATTCTTCTTTTGACAAGTCTTTCCAGATAGCAGGATTCAAGTAAAGAAATTTCTTCATACGAGATTGATTTCTTTTTGTCGTTAGTGCCGACACGTTTAGCAGGCATGCCTTGATACACTGTCCACTCAGTTAACACGTCTTTTTTCTTGACGTGAGTGAATGATTCAATAATCGCTCCTGGCGGAATAATGCAGCCATCATCTATCTTCACAAATTCTTTTATTTCAGCATGCGCGAATATGTAGACATCTTTGCCGATAGAAACAAATTGACTTGCAACTTGTGCGTCTAGTTCTTGAGTGTACGTTTCATTAGCCAAGATGGAAATTTGGCTAATACTTCCTTGTCGTATCTGTCACCTAGTTTTTTTGAATACTCAGCATGCAGTGTAAATTCTGGCGCAAGAAGCCCGTGCTCTAGACCAAATAACGCCTCTATCATGCCATCTAGTTCAACTGTTTGATGACGCAGAAAGACTGAGTGAATTGTGTCAGTTGGATAGAGCGGCACGATTTTAGTGAACAGTAATTTTCCTGCATCAATTTTACTATCGATTAGGTGAAATGAGACTGCTGGATCTATATCCCATAAAATTGCTTTTTTTAAATTATCAAGACCTCTGTTAATTGGCAGAAGACCTGGATGCATGTTGAGGATGCCATGAGGCAAAGCGTCTATGGTCTTTTGCTTTAGGATTCTAGCGCCCAGGATGACGCCAAAATCGCAATTATGTTTTTTGATGGCTTCTATTGCAGTTTCCGAATCATGATCTGCGATAATGTAGGTTATTTGCAGGTATCCAAGTAGCTTTTGCCAGTTAGAGAGTGACTGCGCTTGTTTGGGCGAAACTCCAATTGAGTCAGGATTAGGCTCTAGCTCTTTGGCTGGCTGAGCTATGACGATTTTTGGATGATAGCCACTGGTTATGAGTTTCAATAATCCGTTTTGGCATTTAGCATGGTCAAAAGCATACGTGAAAACGCAGAGATTTTTCATGCAAGACACGTTACACTTAAAATCAGGTTAACCAAATATTTGAAGGAGATAAATTTATGTCAGATCCGTTTGAGTCAGAGAAAAAGTGGAGCAATGTGCAATCAGCACGCAGCAAAGGCAAGAAAGAGTGGCAGCCATCATCAGGAGTAGATCAGAAAAAAGCAGAAGCTTTCCAAGCTGGCTTTAATCAATCACCTCGTCAGGTGTTGTGGGATGCAATCGACATTTTGGCTGGAAAAAAGAAGAAAGTTAAACCTGCTGGCGAGTAGTTAGTAGAAAATAGCGGCGTAGGTCTTGGCAAATATCAAAAAGGCATTTGCGAAGATCTGCGCTGTTACGTATCCAGTTGCTATTTTGTAGATCATGTAACTATCATCTCAGATTCTAACGCTGAGAGTCAAGAATATTAGTATTTAGCCTTTTTTCCTTTAGATTTCTTAGACTTGCCAGCAAGAGACAATGCGATCGCAACAGCTTGCTTTTGCGGCTTGCCTTCTTTCATGCTTTTACGAATGTTACTTGAAACGGCTTTTTTGGATTTGGCTTTAGCGCCTTTAATTAACGGCATAATTATCTCCTAGTTCTCTGATAAATATTGAATCTGAAAATACAACATTATTTGGATCTTTACACAAGAGCTTTAAAAGCCTGTGTTCAACTTCTTCCATGTGAAGAAATGAATCAGGCCGCATCGGTTTTAAGTCTTTAAGGCTAACATTTAAAATAGTTGCAAATGCTTGTAGCCAGTCAACATCAGGCTCTGGCGTCACGCTGATTGCTTTAAACTTCATGTATTCAATTTCACTAATTTGAAAATCTGAGAAAGGAGCGCCCACTCTGAGTGCAATGCCTTGCTTGTCAAATAAAAAGTCAACTGGCACTCCTTTAATGAGCCTGCCTAACATATAGCCTTTGATGCCATATCTAATCATAGCTGCAACAAACATTTTACGGCCTGAAGTACCAGGCTGCTTCCAATGCCTGACATAATTTTCATGCTGTGGAAATCTGCTGATTAAACGAACTTTGAATTTCTTCTTCTTTTTTGCCATGCGTCAGCGGCTTAGCGATTTTTTTTACACTAATCAAGAGCTTTCAACACTCTAGATATCTAGACGTATAGATACTATGAATCATGTAGTCTAGAGCTCTAACGCTCTAGATATCTAGTATACTAGAGCACTAGTATCTAGTGAAACTCAGGCTTGTTGAGTGGTTCCAAACCGCTAAAGCGATTCTATGATATTTTAAACATCTGTCAATAAAAAATTTCATGTCTTTTGCTACTCTATTGCCTTAATGATCTGAATCTTCAAATCAATCAGCTCTTCATCAGCTAATCGCTCAATTCTCTCGTGACTGAGCCATCTGTCGTAATCCAGCGTAAAATGCCGTTTATTGAGAATTGGCTTTTTCTTGCCGTTTGGTACTTCCAAGTAATAATCGTTCAATAGCGAGCCTTTTGAGAGCCTATTCATGTTGATACACAGGTTCTCTATCCAATGTGCATCACAATCAGGTGCGCCTAAGGCTAAAATCTTCTCGTCTTTCCACACAATCCAGCCTGCTCCAGTAAATGTGAATTGCATTTTGCCAGTATGCGGCAAATCTGAAGGCAATACGTTACCGATGTACCTCTTGATTGTCGTTTGCACCCATAGATTTGGGTCTTGAGCCTTCATCTTGTTGAAGAAATTGAACGTTTTCATGAAGATAATCTTGCCACAATTTGATTTTTTAGCAATTTCAGCGACAATAAGACCTAGATAGGACGCATATGATTCAAATGAGATCGAATTTTTCTAAATTGTTACTCACAAAAAAGAAAAAACCGAAAAAACAGCGTCCTGAAAAGGAAAAACAAGATGCTAAGAGTCAGAAAACTCAAGCTAAGAAGCTTAAAATCAAAAAGTAGGGCCTCTCATGTCTAAAGAAGACGTGAAATCAAAGCTCGACAAGCTTGCCGACGAGTTTGGTGAACCTAAAGAGCCCAAAAGGCCTATAGCTCAAGATCCTCTGCGCCCAGTCAAAGAGTATGAAGAGCGCAGATATCAACCTGGCCGCAAGATGAAAGCATCTTGGATCGATGCCAAGCATCAAGAAGAAAAAATGATTGAGGCGATTGATGATCTAAGAGCTATGAAGCGACTGGCTCCTACTGTCATGAAGCTTCTGAAAAAGAAGATACCGCTAGATCAAGCCATCAAGGAAACAAGTAGCGAAACATTCTTGATGCTCATGAAGATGGCATTCACTGAAGGCAATCCTAAAGTCAAATCAAACGTCTTGATGCATATGCTCTCGCTTGCTGGATATTCTGCAACACAGAAGCATCAAATTGAGCGCATTGATCCAGACTCACCGCGCGAAGCTCTATTGTCTATGATCGCTGGCGCTAAAGATGACTTGAGTAAAGAAGGCATTGAAGTCGTGGATAATAGAAATCTAGATGACTCTAACTCAGAGCCTACTGACGTTATTGAAGACGATGATGATGAAGACATAGATGATGTAGGCTATGAAACTTGATCTTTCGGATATTGAAAATAAGTCACAGGAAGAATTAGTTGCAATCGCACAGCAGGTTATGCTGCTGAAGAAAGCTAGAAGATCTAAGCGTCTTGAAGACTATTCAAACACGATGCATGAAGGCCAGCTTGCATTTCACAAGAATCGCAAGCGCATTAGATACGTGTGGGCTGGCAACAGATGTCTTCGTGAATCAACTAAAATCTGGACGTCTGATGGCTTGCAGGAAATTGGCAGCATCAAAGAAAACAGCTGCTTTATTTCGCTGGATACTGAGCGCAATACTTTTGATTACTCGTTTGGCGGAGTGCCGTTTAAAAAAGGCAAAGATAACCTGTATCGAGTAGTTCACGAGCATGGTGAATTTTATTCATCACTAGCTCACAGAATTTACTGTGAAGACGGTGAGTATCATTCAATCGGTGAAATGATTGATGGAGAAAAACTTAAAGCAAGATTTCTAGACGTTAAATCTCCAACTCAATTCAATGCAAACGAGTTAGCGTTTTCACAGATACTTGCAATCGAAAAGCAATCAAAGCCTGAGTGGTATTGGGATCTTCCTATTATCGACACTAATAACTATTTAGACGAATCAGGCATTGTTCACAGTAATTCAGGCAAAACAACTGCTGGCGCTGTAGAACATATCTGGCGAGCAACAGGCACTCACCCATATTACAAAGGCACGGTACCTATCAAAACAGCAGTAGTTGGCCCTGACTTTGAAAACTGGGGAAAATCTGTATTTGAGCCAAAGATAAATGAGTGGACTGCGCCACAGATGATCAGAAAGATTGATCGACATCAAAACGGCGCGATTAAACGAATCTTCTGGACGTGTGGATCGACTACTGACGTGTTTTCTTGGGATCAAGATCCTATGGTATTTGAAGGCTCAGACTATGATTTAGTCTGGTTTGATGAGCCGCCTCCTGAAAAGATTTACAAAGCTCTATGGCGCTCGTGTGTTGATCGCGGCGGTACAATGTATATGACAGGCACGCCTCTTATGTCGCCTTGGATGTATAAAGTCTATCAGCAGATCAAAGACAATAATGATCCAATTCGCTGGTACATAAAATTCAATTCCAAAGTAAATGCAAAGAATATAGGCGGAGGCGATGAGAAGCTGGGACTAAAGCGCCTTGAAGAGCTTGCATCTGAGTACACAGAAGAAGAAAAAGCAGCTCGTATTGACGGCGATTTCGTACAGCTTCAAGGCCTCATCTTCAAGAATTGGGATCGCGATAAGCATTACATCAATGCGTTTCCTATTCCGCATCATTGGCCTATTTATGAATCAATCGATCCGCATCCAAATAAGCCGTGGGCTGTAACCTGGACTGCTATTGCGCCAAATAATTCAAAGATTCTTGTGCAGAGCATGTACTGTGAAGGCGTTATTGATGAGATTGCAAATCAGATAATCTATGCGCGTGGCAGGATTGAAATTAAAGATAATCTCAAGCCTAAGATTGTTAGAACGCTAATAGATAACGCGTCATCTGTACCTCTATGGCAAAAATCTCAGACTGATCCAACGGCAAGACGAATATCCGTTAGAGAAGAGCTTGAGAATATGATTGGGCCAAGAGGCGCAGGTGGGCCTAGAGTTGAAGTATGTCCTAAGAATGTGCAGCATAAAATTGAGATTTTAAAGCAGTGGCTGCATATAAAAGACCGAAACGGTGTCCAAAGACCAGATTTCTTTGTATTCTGTAACGGTCAAAACGAGGATTTTGTCGAAGAAATCGAAAACTACGTTTGGGATCGGTATAAAAGTCGTCATGATGCAGGACTAAAAGACAGGCCAGTCAAAAAGAATGATGATTTACTTGATTCAGTGATGCAGGTGGGTCTTGTGCTTGGTTCGCAAGTGCGCGAACATAGTGAAGATTCAGTTAGCCTGATTGATGGCTTGTCTACTTATGGAGGAGATTCAACTAATGGCTCAAGACGATATTTCAAAGCGCGACAAGGCCCTATCAGCTGGCAAGATTGATGAAGAGTATATTGCAGGTCTTGCTATTGATGGCTGGGAAAAGGCCAATGAGCAGCGCTCGCATTATCTTGATTCACAAGAAAAGTTTGAAGCAGCTTGGCGTGATTTAACAAGCCAAGAAGCAGATGGGCCTTGGGAAAATTCCGCTAATTTCAAGTCAAAAATGATTTTGAAATACGGAAAAGCAACGCATGCTCGTTTATGGCAGCTGTTTTCTAATCCATCAGGTTTCTACAATGCTGAAGCTCGCACTGAAGTATTTAAAGACTATGAGCCGCAAGTTAAGCGTTTCATGGACTTTGTTATCGAGTCTTTTGCAAACGGAAAGCTTGGATGCAAAGCTGAATTTGATACTTGGCTTTGGGATGTTGTTTTCAAAGGCTCAGGATATCTGAAAGCTTATTGGAAGCGTGAAGTACACGAGTATGAAGAAGTAGTACCTACGTTTGAGGTAACTGAGAAGATTGTGTTTGATAAATTCTCTCAGACTGGCAATCCAATGAGCGAGTCTAAGCTTGTTGAAAAAGAACAAGTCAGAGTTGACATTGTTTCCACTCCTCAAGTGCGCCGTATCGTGTGGGAAGATGTTTGTATGCCTATGGGCTATGATGATCCGCAAGAAGCGCCGTGGGTTGAGCATCGCGTATTCATGGATAGCTCCGATATGAAGCAAAAGGCTAAAGACGGCATCTTCTATGCTGACGCTGTTGAAGAAGCTTTAGAATCCTATGAAGCAAGTCGCTATGATCAAACAGATGAAACTGGCGATATTAAGCGTGCTCGCTTAGAGCTTGATGGAAACAATATTGATTTGACTGCATTTGAAGGCAATCAGCATGTCGTATTTGAGTGGTACGGAAAAGCCTATGTAGATAAAGACCGTGATGAAGATGATGATGCAGATGAAGATTTAGACAAGATGCCTAAAGAGATTGTTGCTTGGGTGCATAAGGCAACTAAGCGCGTATTAGGCTGGACTTATTTGCACAGAATTTCTCCTGGAGGCATTAGGCCTATCTTTAAAGGCGATTTTGTTAAGTTTCCTGATAGGCAAAACGGCGTAGGTGTTGCAGAGCTTATTTACGAAGAGCAGCGTTATGATCAAGCTGTAACTAACATGCGAATTGATAACGGCACGCTGGCATCTATTCCTATGTTTGCATATCGCCAAAGCTCTGGCCTTAAGCCGCAAACGATGCGCGTTCGCCCAGGTCACGGCATTCCAGTTGATGATGTCAATGACATGAAAGTCTTCCAATTTCCGTTTTTGCAAGGATTTGGATATCAAGAATCAGCTCTCATGGAATCTAAGGCTGAAGGCCTACTTGCAATCTCTGAGATTCAGCTTGGCCGTGCTCCTGATAAAGTAGGCGCACTCCGCAATGCTACAGGCTCAAACCTGCTTGCGTCTGAGTCTGGCATTCAGCTTGAGATTCATTTTGACCGAGTTGCAAGATGCATTAACCGTTTGCTCCAATTCCTATTCAGACTGAGCCGTGAGCGCATGCCGCACACGCTCTATTATCGTGTGACAGGTGAGCGAGGCGAGCCTATTTTCGGAAAAGTCAATCGTGAAGATCTTAAAGGCGAGTATGACTTCAAGATTTCTGTTGATATCTTAGGTCAGTCACAGCTTGAAAAGCAGCAGCAATCAGTGCTTTTGATGCAAACGCTGATGAATCCTGCTTTCTCGCAAACAGGTGTTGTGACTCCAGATAACTTCTACAACTTGGCTAAAAACTTCCTGAAAGCACATCGCCTTGGCAGAATTGATGACTACATCACCAAGCCTCAAGGATACCAAGACAAGATCACTCCATCTGAGCGTCTATATAGACTCTCGTTTGGATTGTTTAACAATCCTCCTATCGAGTCTACTGTTAGACTTGATGAGAATCATGAAGCAGCAATGCAGGCTTATGACGCATTTGAGCAATCCGATTTATTTGGTCTTTTGACTCAAGAAGCAGTTGCGGCTTTGCAAAAACTGCGTGAAGCTCATGCATCTATGCTTGAAGCACAACAGGCTGGCGGAAATGCAAACTTAACAGGTGTTCAAGTACCTCGTGGCGGATTTGTAGGCATGGGTGCTCAAGGCGGCGGTGAGATGGCCGCATTAATGCCTAATGAAGTTGGGCAGGCAGTAGGTCCAGTTGTCTAATATATTGGAGTTTTATATGGCAGTATTTGAATATATTAAGTCATTATTTAAAAAGAAGACTTATACGCAGCAGCTTCTTAGTTACAACATTGCAGATTTATCAAGTCAGATGGATTCTCTGTCTATTGATATCTTCCGCTGTCGTACAGAAGATTCGATGCGAGTGCTCAAGAAGGTTGTGCAAACTGCACGTAATATCCAGCTTCTTGAGACAAATCGTGCTGAGCCGTCAAAAGTCATGCATCATATCGGCAGACTTGATGCGCTCAGCGATCTAGCAGCATTTATCGAGATGAGTCTTGATCCAGAGATTTATTCTCGAAAAGTGGAAAAACAAGCGCCTAGAACAAAGCTTTTAGTGCGTAATAACCCAAAATCTAACGCAGTAATATAAGGAGAAATTAACATGGTGAATCCAGTAACAGGCGGTCTAGCTGTCATGAAACGTGCAGCGGATCAGAAAAAAGGCAAAGCTGAAGAAGTAAAAAAAGGCGAAAAGCCAATGAAAGTAGCTAAAAAAGCTATGAAAACTAAAACAAAAATGAAGGCTAAGAAGTAAAGCAGGTTTGCTTTATTCATTAGATTCACTATTCTAGGGAGGGGTATTCAATGAATGAATCCCAAAATTACGGCGAAGAACAAGAAACGTTCGAGCAAGCTGAAGAAACGGCAACAGGCGGCAAGGCCAATGAGATCGAAGAACTCAAAGGCGATATTAGTTACATTAAAGAATTGTTGATGCAGAAAACTGCTCCAGCAACTCAGACAGTAGCTAAAGATGACATCGAAATCGATGCAAGTACGCTTGAAAGATTTAAAGCTGATCCTAGTGAGCTTATTAAGTACATTAAGAACACAGCTGAAAAATCAAAGCTTGAGATCAAGAAAGAAGCTGCAAAGCAGTCTTGGGACAGACAAGCAGAAGAAAAGTTTCCGCTGATCAAAACAAACAAAGATTTTCAGAAGAAAGTCGCAAGTCAAATTCGCGAATTTACGCAGACTGGCGAGTATTCTAAAGATGATCCGATGCTTGTTTACCGAGCAGCGCAGATTGTATCTGCTGAGTTTGCTACTCAAAATCGCAGCAATAGAGAATCTCAAAATTTTACGACATCAGCAGAAGGTCGTACTAGCGTTTCACGAGAATCATCGACTCAAAAGACTAAGATTTCCGACAATGATCCCAGAGTAAATTTTGCAAAACTTATGGGAGTTAGTGGCGAGAAATTGGAACGGTTCAAGAGTCAACTGGGGCCCTATGTGGCTCCGATTCGTAAACAGGCTAGGAGGCTTGCAAAATGAGCGACGTAAAAACAAAAAACAATCTGAAATTTGTAACACATAGACCGCGAGATAAGAGTGATCCTGGTTTTAAAATCGTAGGATGTAAACTTCGCTGGCTGGCATCTAATCAGACTGAAGATCGCCCTGGCCGAATCTTCCGCATTTTGCGAAAGAGCGATTTACCGCCTGAGATTTTGAAACAGATGGAATTCCATAATCGGGATATGTTTAACAAAGATGAAGTTATTCGTAATAGAGAGTTAGTGCTTGCTTGGGCTCCTGATGAAGCTGTTGCAGAGCATAAAAAAGAATTAGCTGAAGCTGCTAGACGTCAGATGGCTTTAGTTACTTCTCGTGCTGCACCTGGAAACAATCGCAATATGCGAGTCGAGGAAGCTGAAGTCAGTCAGGCAGGCGAAGAGTATTTTAAACAGTAACAATTTAGCTATGGGGAGGATTTTATGGCTAATGTGAACGCACCTTTCGGTGCACGCCTTATCGATTCGGAAGGCAAAGAAATTCGAGTCAAACGATACGTTAAAAAAACTGGTAGCGCTATTTACGCAGGTGACTTCGTAAAAATCGCATCCACTGGCGATGTAGAAGTTGCTTCTGCATCAGGTCAGCTTTTGGGTGTTGCTTTGGAATACAAAGCAGCAACTAGCACTGACAGCATTGCAGTTATTGATGATCCTGAAGCAATCTTCGAGATCCAAGCATCTGCTAACCTTGTTGCAGGTGACGTTTTCGCTAACGCGCAAATCGTTGCTACAACTGGCGACACTGTTAAATTGACATCCAAGCATGCTTTGGATTCAGCTAACATTGCTGACACTGCAACTCACCAACTCAAGATTCTTGGACTCTCTGCTATTGCGTCTAACGAGTACGGCTCGTATGCAAAAGTAAAAGTTAAGATCAACAACCATGCATTCCGTGCTGGCGTATTAGGCGCTTAATAGGAATAGGGGAGGATAAAATATGTCTATTGCACTTCGTAGTAATTATAGTGATTTAGTTCTTGAAGACGCGCTTCCAGCATTGGAGTTCATCGCTGAAGATGAATTTCAGTCGTTTGAGCCACGTTACGAGAAGATCTTTAACGTAAAAGATATGCGCACTGCTATCGCGCAATCTACTCAAGTTTCTAGCCTTCAGCCTGCAGGCAGCGTTGGCGAAGCTGAGCAGATTCCGCTCCAACGCGTTTACCAAGGTTACGATAAGACCTATACCGCTGTTAAATACGGTATCATGATGGCTTCTAGCCAAGAGCTTATCGATGACTTGGAATACGACGTTATGGCTGCGAATCCTCGCAAGCTCACACGCGCATTCATGAGCACTGTTGAGATCACCTCTGCTAACGTGTTTAACACTGGTTTCTCGGCTCTTGGTCCTGACGGCAAAGCTCTCTTTGCACAAGATCACCCTCTTCTTGCTCCTGGCGGCGGAACTGCTTCCAACACGCTCGCAACTCCTGCTGACTTGGCTGCTACGTCTGTTAAAAACATGATCACGCTGCTTCGTTCGCAAGTTGACACTGCTGGAAACAAAATCATGATCAACCCACGTCAACTCCTCGTAGCTCCTGCTAACGAGTTCTTGGCGTATGAGATCTTGAAGTCAGTTATGCTTCCTGATTCTGCTAACGCATCTGTTAACTCGATTAACAGCATCGGATCGCAGTACAAGATTGATCCTATCGTCTGGGATTACTTGACCGATGAAGACGCATTCTTCCTTCTTGGCGACAAGATGGATCACATGGCGTGCTTCTACTGGCGCAAGCGTCCTGAGCTTTCAACTGATATGGATTTCAAAACTGAAGTTGCTCTCACGAAACTCGTGGGTCGATTTGCAGTTGGATACAGCGACTGGCGCGGTATCGTCGGAACTGAAGGCAACGGCTAATTAGCGGTTAGTATGTTTCGAGGGGGCTGGGGCTTAGGCTTCAGCCCCTATTTTTCTATGAGGGCTGTATGAAGAAAAAGATATTGATCGCTCTATCAATGCTTGCAGGCATTGCGTTTGCTGCAAGTAGTTTTACAACGCATTATAATTTAGAAAAATCTGCTGACGGTGATACTAACTGGGGGTCAGCTTATAGATCAAACATGGATACGATTGACACGCAGATCTATTCTGCAAGTCAAACGGTTGATAATCACATTGCAGACACGACTGATGCGCATGATGCATCTGCGATTTCTGCAACATCTGGAAGCTTAGTATGCTTAACTGAAGACAACGTGCAAGATTATCTTGACTGTCTTGATGGACAGTTAGGAGCTGTAACTGGCGGAACTGTAGTTACGACAAACACGGTGCAGACAATTACAGCAAGCAAGACGTTTAGCGCTCTTCAGACGTTTACTAACGGACTGACGTTAACTGGCGGCACGCTGACACTACCGTTTTCAACAGGGCTTCTTCATTCAGACGGCTCTGGCGTTATTACGTCAAGTCTTTTAGTCAACGCTGATGTAGATGCAGCAGCAGGAATCACGTATTCAAAGCTTAGTTTAACTGACGGTATTGTAAATGCTGACGTAAATTCAGCAGCAGCTATTGCGTATTCTAAGCTTAATCTGTCATCTAGCATCACGTCTTCTGACATAACTAACGGAACAATCGTAAATGATGACATTAGTGCATCAGCTGCAATTGTAGATACAAAGCTTGCAACTATTTCGACGTCTGGGAAAGTATCAAACTCTGCAACAACTGCAACTGCTTCAAATACTGCATCAGCTATTGTTGCTCGTGACTCAGACGGAAACACAACAGCAACAAACTTTATTTCAGCAACAACAGCTAACACTGCAAGTGGAACTATTACACTCACTAAATCTTCTTCGAGAATACAGGTTTTTTCAGGCGGAGGAGGCGGTTTTGATGTAGTTCTTCCTGATGCAACTACTCTTAGAAACGGATCTACTTATGAGTTAAATCATAACGGATCAGGCGTTATGACTGTTAAATATAACGATGGGTCTACTCTGAATACTTTTGGAGCAGGGTCTGATGTTAGAATAATTTTAACTAGTAACTCTACATCTAACGGCGTATGGGATCAGCATTCTTGGATTCCTAGCACAAGTAAACATGACTCTTCAGGATTAGCTGTAACTGGAGTTATATCTGCAAGCTCAACTATTGGAGTCATTGAAACAGGCGGCGGAACAGATCAAGTTAAATTTGCAGGCCCAGCGTCCACAACTGGCTACACGATTACGCTGCCAGGATCGGCACCGACTGCAAACACAGCTCTTGCGTATGACGGATCAAATTATGTTTGGTCGTCTGCTGGCGGCTGGACGACTTATGCAAACGAAAACATTTCAGCTAGTGGCTCAGTTACAACAAGCACGACGGTAGGGCAGCAAGTTAGACGCGTTACTGG